TCCTTTCTGACTTTATTCTTCTTGGCTCTGACCGAGTTGGCTCTTATGCCCTTGGAACTTCCAAGATGGATTTGTGGTCAATGTCAGTTGATTCAATCGCTAAAAACATTGCTGAAGTAATTAACCAACACGCTATCCCTCGTTTATTAAAACTAAACGGCATGGATGTTGCTCGCGCTCCTTATCTAACATACGGTGAAGTAAGCCATGTTGATTTGAATGAGATTGCTGGATTCGTCGGTAACTTGGTACAAACAGGTGCAATAGTTCCTGACCCCAAGTTGGAAGAGTATCTACGCGACTTGGCTGGATTACCACCTGCCGAACATGATGGACAGAATTTTGGTATGCCTCCAATGCCTGAAGGCGAAGGACTTCCTCCAATGCCTGAAGAATCAGAAACATCAGGCGAAGAAGAATTACCTCCTGCTCCTACACAAACTGAGGCTCCGAAACTTCCTGAAGTTGGTTAAAGATGGCAATTCATTTTGCTAAAGCGCGAAATAAGCGAGTCCCTTTAACACCTCAAGAACAAGAACTTGCTCGTACTTTATACCAATCAATTCAGCGAGCCACAGATAAAATCTCTATGAGGCAACTTGAGTCTTTGCTTCGCAACATGAATCCTGAAACCTTAGAGCGTTTGCTATCGAGCATAACTATCGCTAACCAAAAGAGCATCCAAGAATCTTTATTGAATTCGATTGACCTTGGTGGCAAAGATGCCATTAAACAGATTCAAAAGATTGCTCCTAAATTAGCCCTTCCAGCCTTCTCACCTTCCAAGGTAAAGATTGATAATCGGCAAGCGATGGCTAACCTAGAGTTCACAAAACTTCCAGCGTGGGCGCAATCAAAACCACCTAAAGTTGAATTTACTATGTCCTTTAATAAAACAAACCCAAACTCTTTAGCCTTTGCTCAACGCCGTGCTGGAGAACTTGTAACCTCGATTGATGCCTTAACTCGCCTATCGGTTCGTAAAGCAATCATCGATGCTTTCAATGAAGGCTTAGATTACAGAGCGACAGCCCGAAGAATTAAAAGTGTTGTAGGACTACATCCAAGATACGCTGATGCGGTAACTAACTTTGAAAAAAGAGAGTATGCCCGTTTGATTAAAAACGGAGTAAAGGAAGCAACTGCTCGCGCTCAAGCAATCGAACGCTCTACCCGTTATTCAGATTCTCTTAAGAGCAAGAGAGCAACAATGATTGCTCGAACAGAGATTCAGATTGCTCAAAACGAGGGGCGCCAAGAGGGATGGAACCAAGCGGCTAAAGAAGGTTATGTAGATGTTGAGTCGCAGAAGATGTGGATTATTGCTCAAGACGAACGCACCTGCGATATTTGTTCTGAATTAGATGGCGAAATAGTTCCTTGGGACGGAACATTTTCTAGCGGTGATGAAACTCCAGGCAGAGTTCACCCTAATTGCCGTTGCACCATGGTAATCATTCCACCTGAGAGACGCTCATGAGTCTCACAATCGCATTTCCTCTTGGATATAAGCCAGTCCTAAAGCACGGCGACCATGACCAATCTAGCCACGGCTCTTGGGCTTCAGGTAACTTTGATGAGGATAGCGAATACGAGGGCGTTTACATCACATATAGCGAGCGCTACGGTATAACGAATACTGGTACTAGAGTTGGCATGACCGAGGCAGAACACAATGCCATTGATTCTTATTCTCAAAATGGATATAGAAAAATAAATCAATTTTTAAGAGGCAATACTAAAGATTCTGATTTAGATAAATATGATGCTATGGAGATAGTTCAAAATAACGAACAGATGTATGAAGTAGCCATAGAAGAATGGAAAGAAAAAAATGAAGTTGGGGATGATTACGAAATGGGCGATAGCGACTTAAATGATGCTGTCTATGAGTACGCCTTTAGCGGAAAACATAAAGAAGAAGTTCTTAGTTTGTATAATGAAGGTAAATCACCTTTAAGCGCCAACATAAAAAGAGATGTTGAAGCACTAGATTCCTTGATTGATAAATCTCCAACATCATTTGGCGATAGAACCTTGTATCGTGTATTTTCTAATAGGGCTTTAGAATCACTTCAGGAAGGGGATGTTGTAACTGATAAAGGATTTCTTTCTACAACTCGTATTGATGTGACTCAAGAAGAACAATCCTCTGCTCGAACTTGGATGGGTAGTCTTAGTAATACGGCTGATACCGTTGGAATTATTCTTCCGAACGAAAACAAAAATGGCAAAGGTTTAGCAGTAGATATTTACCGAACGGTTGTTGATGATACAAGTTCTACATCAGATACAGAAAAAGAAATTTTACTTCCCCGCAATACCCCTCTAAAGTTCTTGGGATATAAAACAGATGTCGGCACGGAGGCTAGAGTTGCAATATTTCAGAGGTTGGATAAATGAGTAGATTCCTAACCATGCCCGAGGATATTGAGATAACTCGAGCCAAAGATGTTAAAAAACACGGCGACCATGACCAGTCTGAGCATGGCAACTGGGCTAGAGGTATCGAGGTAGCCCCTGAGATAGTTCGCTCGACCCTAGAGGGCGTTAAAGCCAACGGTGGTCTTTCTATTAGTATGAAAGACGGTTCTATCCCTAAAGACGGCTACATGGTGGCGAGGGACAAGAAGTTTGCGGCGATAGTCAAGGCTGATGACTTTTTTGACGAGGCTAGAGGCGCTGAGATTCTTTCCTCCTACATGAAACAACATAAATCTGAGTTCAATAATTCGAATAACTACCTAGGGTTATGGCATAATACGAAGGATAATCAGGTCTACCTTGATGTATCAGAAAACATTAAGGACGAGGGGGAGGCTATCTCTCGGGGTCGTGAACGCGACCAAATCTCAATATGGGATGTAGTAAACCTAAAAGAAATAGAAACAGGAGGAACAGGTGGCATCGAAAAAACTCGAGGCAGTACAACTGCCCGATTTGTCGAACATGACAGACGAACAGATAGACGCTTACGCCAAAGAAATTTGGGCGAAGTTAGCAAAACCCTCAAAGTAATTTACTTTGATTATGGTTTGAAACCCGTATTAAAACACGGTGAGCATGACCAGTCCGAACACGGTAACTGGGCTAGAGGCTATACAGAAGATGAAGTTAAGCGCATTGAAGCAATGGATAAAGTGGGTCCATCAATCGATGAATTAAATACTTTACTAAAAGGCAAAAAAGAATATACCGACGAAGATAAAACTCTCGTTGTAGAAAATGATTCTGACCTTTATGCGGATGCGACTTCAGGTATTGATGAATTAGTTGCATATCGTCTAAAAAACCTTCAAGAAGAATTTCCTAATCACGAATACACAGAACAAGAAAAAGCAACTATCTATGAAAATGTACAAAATGAAATGGTTGCTACCTATGTAGAGTCTAATAGTGAAACCCTAGACGAATACCTTCAAGCAAGCGATGGAGATGTTCCCGACACCGAATCAGCGATGTACGCATTGCAGGATGTTTTTGGTGTGAGCCATACTGGAACAAGTACCAACGGAGAAGAAATAACTCTTAGTGCGAATGTTAATGATGTTAGTGCCGACGGCTACAACATTTACATTAGAGGAGATGTTATCAACCAAGAAGGAAATTTGGCTGGAGAATTTGAACGCCGATTTTTTCAAAAAGATGGAGTTTGGAATGTTGAACACTCAGTCTTGCGCTTAGACGAGGACCACATAGGTACAGGTTTTGGCAAAGCATTTATTGAACAATCAGAGGCTTGGTATACCGCTAAAGGCTTTGGCTATATCGAAGTTGGAACTGCATGGGATGGCGCTCGCCATTGGGCAAGAGCAGGTTATGACTGGAAGCCTGACAGAGTGCAAGAAAACTTAGATAACATCTCTCAAAAAGTTGCCTCTATGGTTGATGACGATAGTGGTTGGTTTGCTGACGGCTCCCCTGAAAGAGCCGAGTTTGATTCTTTAATGTCAAGAGCAACAAATGATTATTCCCCTTATTTCGAAGATGAAAGCGGATACAAATATCCTGCTTTTGGCTCAGTCAAAGATTTGAAAGAAGATGATTTCCCGTTACCTGCTCATTTTGCAAACATAGGATATTCAAAAGAAAAAGCAGAAGAAACTGGAACTTGGGCTGGAAAAGAATTGATGTATGACTTGAGAATGAAATATACAAAGTCATTGACCGCCGAAGGTCAGAAACTTTTAGAAGGACCTATTGACCACGATGGCGATGGCTTGATTTATGATGGAACAGCCCGTGAAAAACCAGCACCTACCAAAAAGAACTAAACTAGGGTATAATTAGATTATGAGCAGACGAGAGACACAAAAGGCTATCCAAGAGGCTTATTCTAAATGGTCTGAAAAGGTTGAGTTTACCTCTGATACGGGTGCCTCCAACGAGGATGAATTAAAGATTATGGATGAAATTTCAACCATCCTTCAAGGAAATAAACCCGAGTAGTAATACCATCCGCTACTCTTAGAACATGGCGGATATTGCACCCAAACTAATTCATCTAAGCGCTGAGGAACTACTCGCGCTCCATACGAATGTCCATAAATCAGCGTCTCCAACCTCGGCTGAAATCGAGGTTCACCATACCGTTCTTAACGAGATGGCTAGACGCAAGATGGAACGCCCAAAGGATGATTGGGATAGATACGAAATTCTGATTGATTCAATCGACAATGTAGACCTAACCAGCCTTAATGGACTACCAGCGGAAACCATCCTTGATGTCATAAAAACCACAGGGGAAACAACAGCCAACATTAAAACTTTTTTAACTATTGACGGCTACCAAATGCGAGTTGAGGCTGTTGAAAAAAGGATTGCTCAAGAAGAAGGAAAATGGATTGTTTACAACGAGGCGGGAACTAGAAGTTTTGGAAGTTATGATTCTAAGGAAGAGGCTGAAGAACGCTTAAAACAAATTGAGTTCTTCAAAGCCGAAGGGGATTACAAACCACCTAAGTCGGTTAGAGACGCGGCGCAAAGAGCGATTGAATGGATTGAGGCTGGTCTTGCTGGAGATGGTTTTACTTCAGTTGGTAGAACTAGAGCAGGTCAATTAGCCCGTGGAGAAAACATTAGCATCGAAACTTTGAAGAGAATGAAATCATTTTTCTCTCGCCACAAAGTTGATGGACAAGCCCTTGGATTTAATCGTGGTGAAAAAGGATTCCCTAGCGCTGGTCGAGTGTCGTGGGACGCTTGGGGCGGAGACGCTGGATTCGCTTGGGCAGAATCGATGGTGGATAGATATGAAAATGCAATGGAGAAACACGAAGGACATGAGGACCAAAGTGTCCACGGAAGTTGGGCTACTGGAACTAGCGGTGGAGAAGATAAGGGTTCGACTGGTCGCCCCACTATGGCTTCTGACAAACCCGCATCATCAGAGCGAAGTCCTGAAGCAGTTAAACAAGCCGAAAGAATTAGAAGAGACGCCGAAGCAGTTGAGCCAGTAGTTACATCTTTAATGGAAGGAATCGCTAAATCTATTGATGCTGATTTTGCTGAATTAGATGGCAAGAGTTCACTTGAACAAAGATTAAAGTCCACAGATTCTCTTGCTCGCAAGATTGACCAAGATGCAGAGAAAGACCACGGTGGAGATAGAGAGAAAGCGGCTAACGCAATTTCCGATGCTGTCCGTTACACACTCAATGTCGATGAAAATAACTACACAGACGGTGTAGAAAAAACAGTTAAGGCTGTTGAAGAAACTGGTTGGAAAGTTGAATCAGT